AAGGGTTTTAGAAGAGATTGATTGTAAAATGAACGATCAAGAAATTGAAAACCTTTGTGAAAGAATTACAGAATTATTTTAATTAACCCCACCTGTATAGGTGCAAGGAGTGGACGTGCTGACTAAGGATATAGAAATTGGTGATTTGTTGCAATACAACGCACAGGGACGGAAAATTGTATCCCCAGAAAACAAAGATAATAAATTTATAGCTTTAAGCAAACGAGGCAATTTGATAAAAACAAAAGACGAGGATAAATATGTTTCACCCATTTTTTACGAAAAAGTAGTTGATTAATTTAGGTGTAAGGTAAAGGGGTGTAGCGTGAGTGAATGTAATCACATTGTAGGCCAGATAAGAGCCGTAAATAAAACAATGGATGAATGGTTAGATGCACTATGTGATCTTTCGGATCGTATAGTGGAATTTAACACATCCAGGAAAGCTCTGCCTTATCCTGGTCATGTAGAAAGATTTAAGTTCTGCCCCTCGTGCGGAATTAAGAATTTAACCCCACCTATACAGGTGTAAGGAGTGTTGCGCTTAGGTCTTGTTACGTGTAGTACGGATATTTTAAATTTAATTGGAGAAAATTATGTTAAAAAATAAAGTTAGAAAAGAGTATAATACTAATATTAAACACGCTTGTGGATGTGTTACAATTGTCCCTACATTGAGGGACAAACCTGATAACAAATCAAAAAACAAATGTCCAAAATGTAGGCTTGCTGAATTAATGTAGTAGTATTACACATAACGGTCGGAGCTAAACGCAGTACGTAGTATTGCTTTTAGGTTTTGTTATGGTGAGTTTGTTTAAAAAATAGAGGTTGTAAAATGGAAGAAAAAATTATTGATTTACTGTTTGATGTTTATAATTCTGGTGTAGACAATACTGAATGTGATTTGACGGTAAAAAGTGCCGAAATTACAAAGTTATTTGCTACGAAAGATGTTAACGAATGTGAGCATGAAACGACAGAACACAAAGATATTAGGTTTAATGTTTGTGTAGATTGTAATGAGTTATTGGAAGAGGTGTAAATTCACCATAACGGAAAGGAGCTAGGAACAGTGCGGAGCATTGTTTTTAGGTTCGGTTATAGACAGTTTAACGATGGAGAAAATAATGAGAAAAATTTCAAAAGATTTAGCGTATTTGATTGCTAATGAGAATTTAGATAATATACAAGATATTAACTACCTAATGGGCTTTCTGGATGGATCATTAGATTCTTTATTGCCAAGTAAAGAGCATATAGCGCAAGTAGCTTGTGATGAATCACAGCAAGATTGGAGTGATTCAAGATTTAAGAAAACTTACGATGAAGCATTTAAAGAAGGTGCTGATTATTTTAGGAATTGTCTATAACGTTGAGAGCTAAACACAGTCGGTACGATTGTTTTTAGGTTGGGTTATGTGGCGAAGCGGACTGTTTATTTTTACACGCTGTAAAGCGTAAGGATGGTTGTAAAATCATGGAACAATTACAAACACTAATCAAGTCAATCGCAATAATCTTTTTTATTGGGTTATTCTTCGGAGCTTGGAAAATTACTGAATTAATCTTTAACTAGGTGGATGAAATGGCAATAAAGCACGATTCAACAATTGAGGTATCTTGCACATGGTGTGGATATACAGTAAAAAGAACTAAAACAAACCTACACGCAGTTGGTGAGGAATTACGAAAAATGGGCTGGCTTGTTGGCTACACTAGGCAGAAGTGCAAAGCCTGTCAGAATAAAAATAAATAGCACATAACTACATATAAAGCTAATAACCAGTAAAAATATAGAAGTTAATCGAAACAAATCTAGCGACCTAATGACCTAGATTAGCCCCACCTCTTTGCACAGCATGCTTGAGGGGTGGGGTGTTTTTAAAAATAGGGGAGTATGAAATGAAAGAACCTATTAGAAATTTTATACCTAGAATGTTTTGGAATATAATACCGTTAGGACTGGTTGTGTGGTGGTTTAATAAATATGGTAAAGCTGATGATACATTAGGTGGCAAATCTGGGTGGTATCGAGTTTATAGCTCCTATGAGAACCCAGTGGGTGCAGTTGTTTTAATAAGAAAGACGAAGAACTAACCAACAAAAAAAGCCCCTCAATTTAGAAGGGCTTCCCAAATCAACCTAAACAGGGTCGATTAAAGTTTAGATTTTGAATCAGTGAGATCCAAAGTTAGTTAATTGTTTAAAAAGTGTGTTTATTTTTATCATTAAATTAGTTGCATTTCCTTTACCATTTAATTATATTTAGATGTAGGAGAACTATTCAAAACAAGGCGAGGTGTTTTAAATGACAGATCAAGGCAAAAGCTTAATAAATCAGACGATCATTAACTTTCTTCGGAAAAACAGTGAGAACGAATTGGTCATGGGTGACAACGGAAAACAGCACAATGACCCCGACCTCTTGGGGGGTACTTTGAAGGGTGACTTCATTAGTTGCGGTTTGATTGAGCCTGGGCTTTACTACCTGTTCATTGAAGGGCTTGACGAATATGTTTATGAAGTAATCAAGAAAATAAATAATCTCGGCACGATAATAGATTTTGATAGTGATGAATATTTCCATTTGGAAGAGGTTGAGGAGGTGGTAGCATGTCAGCAGTACGCCACATAAAAAAACAGGAACGCGATCACGACCGAACGGATCACCTGCTTATGAGTAAAATAAGAGGTGGCAAGTTTGAGAAGTATTTTGTTAAGGCAATTGAAGAACTAAAAAAAGAATCAAAATAGGAGATATGAAATGAAAAAGATAATTGTAAAATGGATGCCAGAAGATAGTCATTACGAAAAAGCTATGAGAGTAATTTATAGTGACCATGAGCGATTCACAGAAGGGACTAGATTTGACTATGGATTTATGGGTATTGCTAGTGGTGAAGGTTATGCAATCGAAGTTCTACCGTAAAGCATTAAATAAAAATACGACTATCTAATTTGCGTAGCATATTATTCAATTAAACAGGAGAAAAGTAATGTCAAAGAAAACTAAATTCTACAAGAAAGTCGAAAACAAGTTCATCGAAGTGAAAGACTTTGCAAGTGAGTTGACCGAAAAACAACGTCAACAAATATCTATCATAGAAAACAAGAAGTCACCGATAAATACGGTTTGCACTGCCGCTCTATTGATGGGAGCAAGAGAAGGTATTGATGGTGAGGCTGAAAGCGTTAATCTCGAAGTAGAGGGTACGTTTACTGATGGCCGGTATAAGTGTAAGATGGCGATTACTTGGGAGAAGGTGAGCGATGTTGAATAGGATAGTTACATCGTTAACTTATGTTGCAATTTATGTAATCGCTTGTGCCTTCTCAGATCGAAGCTTAACTGTGTTAATTTCTTTGCCGATATTGATAGGGATTAATTACGTAGTTAATTACAATTCTGGATTGCTTGATGGAGTTTATGCAGTTGCAGAAAATAAGAAATCATTGAAAAAATTGATTGATCATCTAGATAAAATCACTACCAGCTAAAAAATGAATGTATCTTTTAATCACTAAAGGATAACATCCTATTGTAACCGTTCAATAAAAGGGAAAATAAATGAAATATTCTAAAATACTTTTATTTATGATTTTGGCGTTATTCTCATCCTTGGCTTTTGCTATCGGATTAGAAGATACGGAAATCAAAATTAAATCCTTGTCGTTGGATTCCGATTCGTTCGTTGGTGTTGATAGCATCGATGTCGATTCTGTGAGTCCTGCTAAGGTGGAAGGTTTGTTTGTTGCTTTAAATGCAGCGAATACTTCTAATGTCCATAATGAAATCATGGTTAAATTTAGGCAAAATCCGAAACTGTCTATCCTTCCTAGCTCTAATCCGACTATATTAAAAATGAAAATGAGTGATTGTGGTTTTACGATTGTGGACATTTAATCCAAATCTAAGCCTAATTATTTTATGAAAGACCTCCTCGCGGTGGTCTTTTTTTTGTGGAATTTTAATGGTATTTTAATGGTATTTTAATCATTAATAACTTATATTTACAGAGTAACCGAAAACGATCTACTACTTCTCATTTGTTTCATTTTCCCGCCAAGCTTTATGCCGTCCAAGTAGCTGTAAAGTAAAATGAAGTATTGTTCTGTTCATAAAAAACCACAGATGCTTACAAGCGGAATCTGTGGTTTTTTATTTGTGTAAGTTCACCCTAAAATACATGGTATTGAAATGAATAATAAAGAATACAAAGAATACATGAAAGAGCTTTCAGTATTAAAACGTAAGCAGTTATCATCAAAAAGTGAGTCTCGTAGGGTACTTATTGCATCTGGTATTTACACGCCTACTGGCAGATTGAAGAAAATGTACAAATAAAAAAAGTGACTCATAAGGTACTATGAGCCACTTTTGGGCGAGTTGTCATTACAGGAGAGGGCAATGAAAGTTGTTTTTATAGCAAGAATGGGATTTGAACCCATGACCTAAGGATTATGAGTCCTTCGAGCTGCCAGCTGCTCCACATTGCGTTATTTAATATAAATAATGTTTGCATAAAATGGAAACTATTTTTATACTATTATAGCACCCCACTAGCGAAAAAGGCTCAAAATGACAGTAGAAGATAGCGAACTAGAGAAAATGAAGGCCGAAATGGCTGAGAACGTAACCGAAGAAAAAGAAGAAACCGTAAGCACCGAAAAAAACAACCCCTTTTCCATTGATGTTAATATGGATGATCAGGAACTTTTCGGGGACAAAGAGGAAGTTTTGGAGCCGGAGGTTAAGGTCATTCCACCCGACAATGCCGGTAAGGGTCGCGGAAAAGGGAGGCCAAATCCATTCTTTACCAAAGAAAATGCATCATTCTATGCAAAAAAAGGCAATGAAAAGCGTAAGGAATTGAGAGACCAAGCAGCTCTAATCGTAAATACCACTCAGCACGTATTGAGTGCAGAAGTTCCAGAGGATTGTGTATTATACGAGAAATTAAAAGCAAAAGGTATCCCAATGCCTGAGAAGTTGACATTTGCCGCCGCTGCAATCACGGCTGTTTGTATTAACGCAATTGAAAAAGGCAACTACAAAGCGATTGAAGCCCTTGCGAGAATGGGTGGGTTAACTGCTGACCAAATCAACGCAAAAGGCACAGAAGACAACCCACTAGTACTACAGCACAAAGGAAGTATCAAGGAAGGAGTCATCAAAGAAATCGCAGGAATACTAAAAGAAAAACTTTGATGATTGATCTCGATGATTTAGACGAAGTTGAGCTCACCGTTTTAAAAACCATGCTTTTGGTAGATTTCGAGTCTTTTGTTAAGTACTTTTTTAAGGCTATGTATGGTGCTGATTTCATATTCTATCCACATCTAAAGAAGATTGTTAAGGTGTTGATGGCAGTGGCTGATGGCCGTATCAGAAGGTTAGTTATCAACATACCTCCAAGATATGGAAAAACCGAGATAGCCGTAAAAATGTTTATTGCGTGGTGCTTGACAAACAACCCCTATGGGAAGTTTATCCATATTTCAAGATCTGAAAAGCTCGTAAATCAAAACTCAGTTGCAGCCCGTGACTTAATGCGATTGAAGATTCATAATAAACTATTCCCAGAATCTCAACTTGCCACTAGAGGTGTCGCTGAATGGACAACCATAGCAAAGGGCGGTCTATATGCAGTACCAACCGAGGCGCAAATACAGGGTTTTGGTGCTGGACTTCGTGGAAATCGAACTTATCTTGATACAGGCTCCCCTGCTGATGGCTTTGGAGGTGCAATAATAATAGATGACCCATTAAAGACCGTTGATGCAGAATCCGACAACGTTAGGAATCGGCTAAACGATAGATTCAATGATACGATAGCAAGCCGTGTGAATAATACGACAGAAACACCGATAATTGTAATCATGCAGCGCCTTCATGATGTAGATTTGGCTGGTTATTTGCTAGGTGGCGGATCTGGGGAGCCTTGGCACTCGTTGAAAATGCCTATTGTAGACGCAGCCGGTGAGCCATTATGCTCTGCAATCCACAATAAAGATCAGATTAAGATTCTAAAGAAAGATAAGCGTGTTTTCTATTCTCAATATATGCAGTCTCCTATGGTTGGATCTGGTAATATTTTCAAAAGAGAGCATTTCCAGTATTACGAATCATCTGCAGAGCTACCCACTTTCTTCGATAAATTAATCCAAAGTTGGGATTTTACTTTTAAGAAAACCGATGGTGCTGATAATGTTTGCGGTACGGTATGGGGGAAAAAAGGGTCCAGAGTTTATTTACTTGATTTGGTCTGTAAGAAGATGTCTTTTACTGAGCAAATCTCTTATATGCGGATATTTAACGACAAATATCCTAATGCATTAGCGAAATACGTGGAGGACAAGGCGAACGGTTCCGCAATCATTGATTCTCTAAAAAAAGAGATCCCTGGTATTATCCCTATTGAGCCTCATGGGTCAAAAGTCGAAAGAGCCTCAGCCGTGGCACCTCTTTTCGAGGCAGGGAATGTATATTTACCAGAGAACGCATCTTACACAGCAGATTATGTTGATGAAATGACAAAGTTTCCTAAAGCGGCGCATGATGATCAGGTTGATTCAACTACCATGGCTTTATCTAACTTGTACGACACTTTAAGCCTATGGGATTACCTTTAAAAGGATTGAATTATGAGTGAAACAAGCGAAACAAAAGAATCACCAAAAGTAAACATAAACGATGGTGCGCTCCAAAACGTAATGACTGGCCTTGGAACGGTTGCTGACAAATCTGAGGGCATAACAGCCACAGCCGCTGTATTTAGTGTGAATGAGGATCAATTAGCGAATCTTTATGCAGGTTATAGGCTTGCATCAGGTGTTTGTGATATGGTTCCAGAGGCCGCTTTAGAAAGTGACATTTCAATCACAAATGATACTGATGGATCGACCTTTAAAGCTTTGTCTGCTCTTGGGTTATTCGAGGAAGTGATACAAGCAGGAGCATGGGCGCGAGCTTTTGGTGGTGGATTGATCATCACAAAATATGAAGGCAAAAATGAGATTTCAAAACCTCCAGCTGATAGTGAAAAAGTCACAGGCTATCAAGTCTTTTCCTCTGCTGCCGTTGAAATGAATGATGATGATCTAAAAGCTGCTGATGAAGTTTCACTTGCAGAAGATCCAGAAGTGATTAGAATTATGAATCGATCTGGTGAGTATATCGAAGTTCACAAATCAAGGATTACGGTAATTAAGGGTATTACTTGCCCAGATCACAGAACTAATGACGCAAAGCTAAGGTTTTTTGGGATCAGCTTTCTTCATCAAGTGGAAAAAGAAATCAAAGCAATTGGCGCATCAATAAGTGGTGTTTCTCACATGCTACAGGAAAATGGAATAAAAGTATTTGGATTTAAAGGTATTTCTGATATTCTATCGCACCCGGATGGCGAGGCAAAGCTTAGAGAGCGGATTACTTTGACAAAAGCAAATATTAGTGCATTTAATGCAACCTATGGTGATGCGGATGATGGATTTGATTTGGTTTCTCACACATTTACAGGCATTCCTGATACTTTGAAGGTAGTGATGATGTTTGTTTCTGCTATTACTGGTATCCCTGTAAGTATTTTATTTGGACAGACTGCAACTGGGTTATCTCAAACGAATGAAGGTGATATAAAGGCTTATAGGTCTTTGGTTGGTCGCTGGAGAAGTAAGTTTCTTTATAGGCCAATGTGTAAAATGATTTCTGATTATAATAGACGAAATCTAGGTAAGAAAGAAGATTGTGAATTTGAGTGGGGCGATATCATGCCAGCCTCAAACACTGAGAAGCTTGAGCAACTTAAATTATGGACTGAATCAGTTGAAAAGCTATGGAATATGGATGCTCTTAATCCAATTGAAATTCGCAAAATGCTTGTAAATGGATTTGATCCAAACATTAGTATAGAAGCAGATGAGTAATTACATAGACTTCGTTAATTCGGTCAAAGTTAATCGAAAGGCCGAAGGGAAGCGTGAAAGAGTTAAGCCAAAAAAGCTAAATGTAAACAGCTTTTATCCGTGGGCGATTGAGCGCGAAACTGAATCTTTTCTAAGAAAGTATTTCTTCCAATATGGTGAAATTATCGCGGAAGAAACGCTTGATAATAGCAAGCTTATTGATGCTGAATTGAGTGAAGAAATAATATTGCCTCAGGTCACTGAGGCTGCTTTAAATCCTTTGATTGTTGAAAAAGTGGCTCAGTTATCAAACGAAGTCCAAACCTTCACAATGAAAAGTACTGTTAAGTTCTCAGAGGCAGTTTTTGGTGAAAGGTATTTTCCTCCTATTGTTGGTGATAGCATAAAAGAGCAATGGGAAGCGGATTTTATGGAGCTCTGCACATCTGTTCGTAGTGATTTGAAAAAGAATTGCTCACAAATAGCTTTTGAAAATTGGATGTCAGGCAATACAAGAACCGAAACTAAAAAACTCATGATGAAGAAAGTCCGCTCTATGTCAAAATCCAAGGCTGAGCTTATTTCTAGGACTGAGGTCGGAAAGCTTAATTCAGCACTAACCAAAGAGCAATATCAAGAGGTAGGGCTTGATTATTATCAATGGGCTGCAGGAATGGATGGAAGAACTCGAGCAACTCATGCACGAATGAATACAAAAATTTGCTCATGGGATAATGTGGATTATTACTACGAATTAGTGGATAACAAGTTGATCAAAAAACCTCGTACTTCTGGAATGGTTCATTTGCACACGGGTCAGGATTACAATTGTAGGTGCATTGCATTACCTTGGGATATAACCTTTGCAGGTTCATACGTTTTAGACACAGTTGGGACAGGAATCACCCAACAGGCGGCTTAATATGTCAGAAATCAAGAATATACGAGATTATATAAATAAAATAGGGCTTGTGAAATCTCGAATTGAGTTCATTGAAAAAAGAACGGTGAGAATTGGCTGGGTTGACGGGAAAAAAGCAAAACCACAACCAGGGCAATTATTGCCTATGACTTATGCAAGAATTGCCCGTATTTTAAATGATGGACATCCTGCAGGTGTTTCGGATAGTGGGCGAAAATACCCAGCATTACCTCCACGGCCATTCATGGAAGTGTATAGAAAATTTAATTGGCGTGACATGCTTAAAATAGGCGAACAGCAGCTTAGGCTTGTAGTCAATATGAAAAAGAAGCCAGGAGATGCCTTAAATAGGATTGGTGTCGAGGGTAAAGGTCGATTACAAAGGGCAATGCTCAAAAGCGAAAAGTATGCAGCAAATGCACCATATACAATTAAGGCCAAAAAATCAGCAAGGCCATTATTTGATTCTGGTGATACAATTAGAGCCGTTAGCTTTTCAGTTGATACGATTAAACACATAAAAAACTAGCGATTAGTCATTTTTCATGACTTTATTTAGTTTTAATGTTTATATTTTGTAGTATGAAGACACAAGCTAGAGATTTTTCCGAAGTCAGGCCAAATACATTTACTCGTACAAATGATGGGTATTTAACTGGTAGAATGTGCGTTACTGGTGCCGGTGTTTTTCGATATATGGATGCAAGCGGTAATTACGTGCATCGAGTACGACCTGTTGATGAGGTCGGTGAGGCTACACATTCTCTAAACTCTATTCCAATGACACTGCATCATCCTGGTGAAGATGTCTCCCCAGAAAACGCCAAAGAGCTATCCGTTGGAATGTCTGCAAATGATGCATATTTCGATGGTTTAAACTCATTTGTAACCGTAACAATAACGGATAAAGAAGCAATTCGAGCTATTGAAGCTGGAGAGGTCGAAGCTTTTTCTAGTGGGTATGATACAAATTTAGTCATGGATGAAGGCAACTGGCAGGGCTCAGATCATACGGAGCGCATGACAGATATCTCCTACAATCACATTGCCTTAGTAAAAAAAGGCCGTGCTGGTGACTCCGTGACCGTTAAAATTGGCGATAGTGCCGACTATGAAAAACTATTTAACACGGCTCCAAGTGGTAGCCAAATTCAAAAGGACAGCGCAATGAAAAAAATGATCATTGATGGCGTTCAACATGAGGCAGATGAGGCCGTGGTTTCAGCTTACCAAGCTATGAAAAAGAACCTAGGCGATTCAGAAACTTCTGTTACAACGTTGACGAAAGAACGCGATACAGCACAGGGTAAACTTGACGCTGCCAATATCGAAAATGAAACATTAAAAAAGACTCAAACAAATGATTCCGCAATTAATGATGCTGTAAATGCAAAAATCACTTTGATTTCAAAAGCAAAAGATTACGATTGTGAAGTGAAAGCAGAAGATTCTGCACTTGTTGTTCAAACTGCAGTTATCAAAAAAGCTTTTGGTGATGAAACAGTACTTGAAGGAAAATCAGAAGACTATGTTGGTGGAATGTTTGATACAGCTTGTCAAGTTCTTGATGCAAAAGCAGTTGTTTCAGAAAGCAACACATTTACGGATGGCGTTCGCAGAACTAAAACCAAAAAAGTTGATCCAGAAGCGTCATTTGAAAAAATGCGTAAGAAATTATCTGGCGAAAAAGGGGATAAATAATGTCTTATAATGTTAATCAATATGGCAAATCAATTGGCTCTCCTGGTTTAGTACAACGTAATGAACCTTCAAGCATTGCTTCTAAATCGCTTAAAAATGCGATTGATGCAAATGGTGGCTTTCTTTGTTTTGGTCGATATGGCGAAGATGACAAAGCGTATACGGTAAATGATGGTGCAGCGGCTGCCGAAGCTCGTACTGTTGATATTACTCCTACGGAAGTAACGGCCGCGATTGGCTCAGTTGTCTTGTATAAGGGTGGTGTTTCGGTTTCTACAGCCGCAACGACTGCTGGCTCAACTGTTGCTACCTTACTAGATGATTTGGTTGCAAACTATGCCGATCCATTATATACAGCCGCTGATGGTGCTACAAAAATGACATTGACAGCAGTTATCGAAGGTACTGATGCCAATGATGACGAATTTACTGTAAATGCTGGTACTTCTGGTTTTACTTTTGCAGTAGCAGTAACAAATGCTGGTGTTGATTTCAATCCAGGAAGCGTTTTTATCGGAATTGCCACTTTGAACACTACTCGTTCAACTACTCAAGAAGATGATATGGTTGGCGTGATGAGCAAAGGAACAATCATGGTTCAAGTTTCAGAAGATGTTTTATCTGAAAAACCTGTTTACTATGATGCAAGTTATGGCATTTCTAGCAATGCAGGTGGAACTTTGATCCCTAATGCAAAGTTCGTAACGTCTGCTCTTGGCACTGAATTAGCATACATTAAACTAAACATCGCCTAAGGAGATGAAATGAGAACTTTCCGCGATTCAACGGAGACTTTAAACGAAGTCACAAGAATGTTCAATCAGATTATTTCAGAAACTTATGATTTGCCAAGAGCTAACCTCGAAGCAACATCATCTGTTCCTATGCAACCTGGTGTGAATGCATCTGCCTTAACTTATACTTTCAAAATCTTCTCAGAAATGGGTATGGCGAAAATAGTAGAAGATGGCGCAACAGATATTCCTGCTATTGGTAGATCTTTCAAATTGATCACCGCTCAGCTTTATACTATCGCTGATTCATACTCTTACACAACTCAAGAGCTTGATGCTTGGTCTTTCATGGGTGAAAACCTAAGTCGTGACGAATCAGATACGGCTCGTAGAAAGATTGATGAAAAAGTTGATGAAGTAATTTTTTACGGTAGTGAAGATTATAACCTTACTGGCATGGTGAATCATCCAAACGTCCCTATTGTGGCAGCTGCCGCAACTGGTACTGGTAGTTCTACAGCATGGAATAAAAAGACTCTTGCTCAAATTACTACAGATATTCAAGCCATGATTGATACTGGTATAGCAAATACAGCCGGTACAAACGGTAAGGCTACAATCAAAATGGAAACTATTAAGATTCCTCATGATGCATGGGTATTCTTAACAACCACTTTCCGTTCTGATGCTGTTTCTGAAACTTATTTAGATTCTTTGAAAAAGATTTTTGCCGCTCAAGGTATTACAACCTGGGAAGAATGTATTTATCTTGATGATCAAAATGAAACAAAAGATGATGATCGCGCAATGCTGTACAAGAAAGATAAATCAATTCTTTCATACATCTTGCCGGTTCCATTTCGTCAATTGAATCCACAGTATGTAGCGTTATCTGCTATTGTGAATTGTTTTGCTCGATGTGGTGGAACAGTATTTAAACGCCCAACAGGTGCCGTTTATTTAGATTTCTAGTTAGTTCGGGGTGGCGTGTACTGGGTAACTAGTGCGCGTCCTCCCCTTTCTTTTTTAAATTAAACTTTAACTCCGAGATTAAATTATGAAAATAGTTATCAATAAATTACTAGCACCTTATACGGTTAATGGCGTTAATCTTATGCCTGGCTCTAACGTAGTTAATAAAGACTTCGCTACGAAATCACCTCAGTTTGAAAAGCTTGTAAGTGCAGGAAAAATGGTTGTCCATAGACCATCAGAAATGACTGGTGATGAAAAAAAGCAAGCCATTGCACACGCAAATACAAAAGAAACTCTTAAAAAAGTTGGAAAAGCCGTGAATAGCTCTGATGCTCCTAAGCAAGAAACTGCTGCTGAAAAGAAAAAGCGCATCAAAGAAGAAGAAGCTTTGGAAAAAGAAGAAGAAGAGAAAGCTGCCGATATTGCAGAATTCAAGAGATTAGAAGCCGAAGAAGCCAACAAAAAGAAATAGGTCTTATCCAACATGACAAGTGAAGAACTAACCAAAGCTTTAAGCTATATGCCTGTTGATTTAGCAAGCAACCCAAGAGCACCAATCTGGTTAGATATGGCTTCTTATCGTGTTGGAAAATCATATTTTTGTGATGCTTATTCTCTTGCTCTTTCATTGATGGCCTCGCATATTGGGACATTGGAAATGAGAGGCGGCGGAGCTGGAGGGGCGATTTCAAGTCGCAAAGAAGGCTCCATTTCTCAATCATTTGCAAATAAAGCAAGTGATAGTGATCTTGCCTCTACTTCTTTTGGTCAACAATATCAAAACCTGATGAGACAGTATTACAAAGGGACTGGAATAACTGGAGGCTGTGTATAATGGCAACCGCTTTCGGTCTTTCTTTTAATTACGTTCAAATGATCACTGGGAGTCATAATGATTCTGGTGATTATGTGCATGGAACTCCTTCATTAAGTACTATGGAGGGCTCTATTCACCCAATGACAGCCAAAGAAGTTTTAGCATATACTCAAGGTAGTCGAACGACTGGAATGTGTAAAGTTATTGCATCTGAATTCCTAGATTCTAGAGTTAGAGCAGGGAATGAAGGTGTTTATATTGCTTTTGGTGTAGAAATTTATCAGTTAGGTGATTGCAATCCATATCAAAACGGTATCATCCCTCATTATGAACTAGTAGGGAATATGGTTCCAGATGAAGCGGTTCCAGATGGCGTTAGAGAGTTATTATTCCCATGACAATTGATGAATTGAAAGGCTCTCTTTGTGGGTGGGTAAATTCTTTAGGTAGTTTAAAAGCTATCAAGAGCCCATCTAGCGACCCAGCCCCAGATGGTAATTACATTGCAATCGGAACCGGCACAGTTGAGCAGCATGGAAGAATAATGTCACCTGGTGCAAATGATGAAGAAAACACAAAAAGAAAGATAGCACAACACATTGCAGAAGTTATATTTTATGAAGTAGAGGGTGAAGGTGATTATTTACGAAATCTTAAAAATCTGATTCAAGAAGATGAGTTTCAGGATTTCATAAATAATTATTTCTATACAGAAGAAGATGATTTTTACCATGGTTTTACTGTTCAGGATATCGGATCAATTAGCGATATTTCGGTACAGGAAAAAGACTTTTGGATTAATCAGAGGTCTTTGAGATTTAATGTTATGTTTAACGATATTATGGCGCCCCCAGTTGAAAGAATGATTTCAGTTTCGGGCGAATTGAATGAAAACGAATTTAGTGTATCTATATCCGAGGAGGAATGACGATGGATAAGAAAATGGAAGTGATTGTAAATATTGCGCTATCATCGGCAGGTTCTTCTGCTACACCTACATCTGTAAATACAATGGCTATTTGTGTAATTGATGCAGCATTTACGGAAGCAAAGTATTATGTAGACCTTGATGATGTTGAGGCTGACTATACGAATGCAGTCGAAGCATATACTCAAGCGGTTATCTTTTTTGGCCAAACAGTAAGACCTCAAGGTATTGTTATTATTCCAGTTACAGCGATGACTGATGCTTTGGTTAAGGCTGGTTGTGATGCCGCCGAAGGACTTGATTTTTATCATGTTTGTTTGTATGCTGGCGACGCTGCTACTGATGCAACTATTGCAGCTTTGGCAACTTCTTTAGAAACATATGGAATTGCAAACTACAAAATGTTCCATATTGAAGCACCAAGTTATACAGTTGGTGATGCAGCAATGACTGCTCTTGTGGCAAATACTCTAATTTATGTTAGTATTTGGTCTCACGATCATTCTGAATATGACGATGAATTCTTGAATATTGCAATTTGTACTCGAAGATGTGGATTAGATCCAGCTCGTGGAATGTGGGCGCACAAAGAAGTTAATTCAACCACTGCCGATACACTAACAAAGGCGCAACTTGCCGCAGCTAGTGCAAGTGGTTTGAATGTCTATACTGATATTGCAAATACAAAGCGTACATTTTTTGGTACTTGTGGTGATAACACTACTTTTATTGATACCACAATTAAAAATGACTGGCTTAGATTCAGAACCATGGAAGCAGTTTTTAACCTTCTTGGCACTGCAAATGATGGCTATGGTATTACTTATGATGATGCAGGTGCTCAAAGCGTTGGCGCGGCCATCACAAGCATATTCAACTTGGCGAAATCTAGTGATAGACAGTATATCATGGAAGTATTCACGGTTGTTGTTCCAGAATATGCATCTATTCCGAGTGCAGATGTAGATAAAAGAAATCTACCAAACATCAAAGTGAACTACACGCCAATGGATAGTATTCATACAGTTTTAAATATTAACTTTGTAGCTGGTTAAGGGGTCATAAAATGAAAACATGGGATCATAAAAAGTATAAAAACACCATCAATGGCTTGTCAATTACAGATCTTGATGGTGATATCACTGTTGAATCTGACAGTCCAGATTTTACCTTTAAACAAGGTCAAAATGGAAAAACGGAAAGATCAGCAAATCGAAACATGCTAATCACTATCACGGTTCCTTTTATGGCTACTTCTCCTCAGCTTAGTATTATTGAGGCTATGCGTATAGCGGATCTTGATGCGGCAGTGGGGCCATTTCCTTGGGCTTCTGCCATCATCGGTGGTGACTATAAGTTATTTGGTAGTGCGACTATTGAAAGCATTGATCCACCAAATGCATCTATAGAAGCTACTGCAAGAAATGTTGTTCTGAAAGTGGCTGTTGAGTCAGAGTTTAGAGGACGATAAGCAAACAAATCATCCATACCCCGGAGATTAAAAGATGGAAAAACAATTTAAAACGGTTACCGTAGTTGGTAAAGAATACCAGGTAGTACTTTATACTGGAAAAAATGGCTTCATGGTCGATAGATTGGTCATGGGATTGTTTTTCGGTGCTTCAGGTAAAAAAATGACAGATGAAGAGATGGGTATTGAAATAATGCGCTCAATCTCTACTCTTGATGAAGATGAATATATGGATTTAGTAATTAGCTCGCTTAAAGGCGTTTCTTATGTTGGGAATGAGAATGAGCAGGCTAGAAACCTAGATGAAGACTATATTTTCGAGTACTTCAAGGGGAAACTTACTGAACTTTATGAGCTACTGATGGGAGTTTGGAGGGTCAATAAACTAACCCCTTTTCCTCAACAGGATGGGAGCCAAACAGAAACAACAGCTACCTCTCCTCAGCAACCAGAGACGAACAAAAGTTCTCTACAGGGATAGGGACAGTAGGACTTTCATCCATTGAGCTTGATGATGAGATACCTATATTTAAGATCGCAGAGGGCTTTAGAATAAGTCCTGCTGAGGTCGAAACATGGGTGTTTCATAAAATGAATATGGCTTTGAGTTATCTTGAAATGAAAAGAGATTACGCAACAGCCTATGAACAATATTTTAAGAAGACAGCAGGTGGGTGATGGCCGAAAAAGATACCTTTGCGTTAGAGTTTAAGTTTGGAGGGAACACTGAGTTCCTTTCTCGCTTAGAGTCTTTAATGGAACGAGTCGATAAGAGCTTTAAATCAGTAAAGATCGATGGAAAAAAAGCCTCAGAAGGCATTGATAAGGTTGGCGAAGCCGCCGCCCGTAATTCAAAAAAACTCAACACATTAAATTCATCATTTTCATCATTATTTTCAAAGATGAAAGGGCTTGCCGCTGGTTATGTTGGTTTTAGAACTATTGGTGTTGGTATTTCCACTTTTTCTGAGATGGAAAATCTAGAAACAAGCATGGAGGTTCTTTTAGGTAGTGCTGAGAAGTCGAAGGACTTTACTGCATACATCACTGAATTTGCAAAAAGAACTCCTTACGCAGTATCTAATTTAGCGAGTTTATCAAAAGGCCTTATACAGTATAATGTGCCAGCCGAAAGAGCGAAGAATATAATGTCAAACCTGGGAGATATAGCTCTTGGGAATAGTGAATCAATGGGTAGGCTTGGCCTTGTTATGGGGCAAGTTTCAGCAGCAGGTAGGTTGATGGGGCAAGATATGTTGCAATTCATCAGTGCTGGTTTTAATCCATTGGCTGAGATTGCAAAAAGAACAGGCGAGTCTATGTCTAGCCTAAAAGACAAGATGTCAAAAGGGAAGATATCCTTTGACGATGTTGCAAAATCTATAAAGAACGCCACAATGGAAGGCGGCAGGTTTTATAAAGGGATGGAGAAAGGTTCTAAAACCTTATCAGGCCTATGGTCAACAGCTCTAGATAATATCAAAATGAGTCTTGCAGGTGCAATCAGTAAGAATCAGGTTAAAATTAAAGAATTTGTAAAAAAATTAGGTGAAATTGATTTTTCTCCTATGATTGATGGGCTTGCAAAAATCATCGAATTAATGACACCTTTCCTTAAGTTACTAGGAGAGGCTATTGAGATTCTTGCCTCGATGCCTAATTTAATTCAGGCGGTCACGACTGCATTATTCGCATATAAAGCAATGAGTTTGATAGGTGCCTCATCTACCGATAAACTAGGGTTTTCTTTTGATCGATTGAAATCAAAAACAATTGGCTTAAATATGTCGCTTGGTAAAATGATTAAATCAAGAGGCGCGGCAATGGGTGTTGCTGCTGGAGTTTTTGCAGCGGTTAATAGCGAAGGCCAATCAACAACAGGTGGCGCATTACAGGGTTTTGCAGGTGCTACCGCCACAGGTGCAGCAACAGGTGGTGCGGTTGGTGCCGCTGCTGGTGCTACGGCATATACTTTGGGTTCAGTTGTAAAAGGTTTATACTCGACTCATGATGAGCGAATAAAAAGAAAAGAGCGCAGAGCGTTAGGAAATGAGGTCAGGGGTCGATATAAAGGATTAATTAAAAAATATCGCCAATATAAAGAAGGCTCAATCTCAGAAGAAAGCTATAAAAGAGAATTTGCAAAAGTACAAAAATTTGAATCCGGAGTTAAAGGTGTTGCAACTCATAATTTATCAAAATCATTTTTGAATCTTGGTAAGAAAAAAGAAGTTCCAATTACTCAAAATATTTATAATAACAATAGTGGCAATATAACTCAAAAAGTCGACCTTAAAGCAGACCTTGCAGAGATCGGGATTCTACTAAACGCAAATCTTAGAGAACTGGTAGAAAGTCAATTAAACTTAGATCGCCGTGAAACCATAATTCAGGAGGCCTAAATGATTGGCGCAATAAAGTCAGCAAATCGCCAAGAAAGCAAGCAGGCAACTAGTGTTCCAGCTTCTTTGTTTATTCGCAGTGAAGTCATGGGAATTGAAAGCCTTCCTTTTGACTTGTTTATCAGCGAGTCACACGCTTTAAAATTTAAAATCTCAGATCACCCCTTGCAAAATGGGGCTGTTAAATCTGATCACATAATAAAGCAATTGAGAACGTGTACAGTGAGAGGAATGTTTACGAATCACCCAATGAACTCAAGCGTAAGTCTTGAAGAAGGCGATACGATAGAGGTTCAAGAAGGCTCTGAATTGAGGCAAATGACAGAGAACCTTTCCCTTAAGAACTACGAACGCCTGGAAGCGCTAGCACTAAAAGAAGAGCCTGTTAGATTAGTTACAAGCCTTGTTGTTTACCCTCAAATGCTAATACAAAGTATTACAGCTGATAGAAATCCTGAATCTGGTGAGTCGGTTGAGTTTACAATGGTTTTGCGCGAATTTGAAACAGTAACTTTGAAGCAAGTTTCTCAATCATATATATACAACCCAGAATCTACGATTACCACAAATGAAAGATTGATTTCTACCAAGAAAAACAAAGGTAGACAATCAGCAGAAGAGGCCGCCGCTGATGAGATTTTTGCTAGATTAGAAGTAGAGGTTTTTGAATGATTCTTATTGATTCAGATTTTACAGATTCTGCATATCAAACGTTTAGCGTAAACCTGGGTGAATTTGTTTGTGATTTTCGCATACAATGGAACGAAAGAGACGGTAGGTTTTTTTGTGATTTCTCCTCAGATGTTGGTGAAAATAACGGTGTAAGATTAGTTTTAGATAGAAACCTACTAAGTGCGAATAATCGCCTTGGTTATGACGGGAACTTTAGATTACTTAAGGTAAACAATCAAGAAACTGAGGATGTAAGTTGTCAAAATTTTGGCTCATCCTACAAGTTAGTTTTTGGAAATACAGAGGAATGGGAAGAATTCGATGCTCTTTAAGCGAAAAACAAGCTTATATGTGGGTGTTTTCAAAGATGGAAACAACCCCGACAAAAGCGGCTATCTAATTGATGGCCTTCATTATGATTTTCTAGTAAAAAAGTTTTCTGAATTTTACAAAAACACAGCCCGATTTACAATTTATAACGCAAATCAAGATACCATATCTGAATTAGTTGATAAAGGCGCATCGGTGATTTTCCAAGCTGGATATGAGAATCAAAAAACTCAGTTTGGTAATATATTTATCGGCCAAATAGCAGATGCATGGACAGATAGAAAGCCTGATGGAACCGTTGTGACTACTCTTTTATGCACTGCTCAAAGAGGAGCGCAATATAGGCTTTCAAGGGTCTACTGTTCGTTTTCTTTCCCAGTCGGCACTACTTATTATAAAATACTTCAAACAATTGCAGATTATGCTGGTGTTCCATTAAGTGGTGCTTCTTCATTAAGGAATCACAAATTAGATTCAGATGATGGAGCCTATGCGGACTCTGGGAACATTCGCGATGTTACGGCAAACTTTGTGAGAAGAATACTGAGGAGAGTTGGCGGCAAAGTTACGATTGATAATAATGAGATCATTTATATAGATACTACAGAAAAAGGATCCACTTTAGATACCATAATTTTGACTTATGATACAGGATTAATTAGCGCAAAAGTTATAAGAAATGATCGACAAATTAATACTGAGGATGCTTTTAGAGAGAATTACAAGTATTTTATAGGTGATACTGGTCAAAAAAAAGCATCAAAAGAACAGAAAATACCAGAAAATACGCAAAAACAAATCCAATTTAAAAACCTAATCACCCCAATGTTAACGGTAAATACTCCTGTTTATATAGATTCAAGGATTAGTCCAAAAGATACTATCTCTTATCGTGGAAAATCGTGGATAAACTCAATCGAGTACAAGGGGAATAATTATGGTACAGGATCTAATAACTTTATTTCAACCTCAACCTCGATAGGCCGATAATGAGCATGGATTCAGATGCGCTATTTGCTCGTTTTATTTCCAATATGGAGACTGCATTGCCTGGTATTATATCGGCGGTTGGTGACGGTGTTGTTGATGTGTTTCCGGCAATAATGAAAGTCACCCCAGAAGGGGTTATTGACACTGGAAATAAAGTGATTCGATCTATCCCAGTAATGAACTCCGGGAATGATGCCTGTGATATTGAGTATGAATTAAAAAAAGGCGACCCTGTTTTGTTAATTGCTACCTCTAGAGATGGTGGTGTTTGGAAAAATGGAACATGGGAAAAAGCGGTTGTTCCTAGGTCAAGCTCTGGAATGACTATAAATGACTTTGTGGCAATACCTTTTCACTTTAGTGCTGCAGGAGCTAAAAAAACAAAGATCAAGCTTTTCCAAGATGGAAGAATTGAGATGCTTGGGAATGTTAAAATTGATGGGACACTAACTGTTGAAAAAGAGCTGGATTGCAAAGAGACAATTCGAGCGCATAAAGAGATTACAGCAAATGATATAATCCCAGGTACTGGTGTTAATCTTTCTAGTCACCCTCATCCTGCTGCAACTGGAACCACATCACCACCGACACCAGGTCTTTAATTATGAATGAAAGAAAATTGAATGCAGAAAACAATGATGTGTATCTTGACGGTAAAAATGTTGCAAGAATTCACGACTATAAAACAAGAGTCATGCAAAATATTAAACACATGACTCAAGCATTTGAAACTGAGTGCCTGACTGATGGAGAGCAAGGGATTCCATGGTTTGATGATGTTTTTGGGCAGCCTACTCTATACGCTGATGCAGTTAAGCAGATCATTAGAGAGAAAGTTGAGGCCGTTCCGGGAGTTAAGTCGGTTAATAAAATAAAATTGGTGATTTCTGATAGGAATTTATCAGGCACATATTCTATATTATTAGAAGACGAAACTACTGCAACAGGGGAATTTTAATGAGTTCATTGATTTTAACAGAAAATGGAATCCACCTACAAAGCTTTCAAGAGCTTAGATCCGATTTAAAAGAGTCATGGATTGCCATTTTTGGTGAAAATATTGATCTTTCCTCTTCATCCCCTGATGGGTTGCATATTGACTTAGAAGCAAAATCAATAACTTCTATTTCTCAGGCACTGGAAGCGATTGCAAATAATTTAGATCGAAATAATGCAGAAGGCAAGTGGCTTGAGATTCTAGCCTCATACATGAATATCACAAAAAAAGGCCCTACTTTTAGTACAATCACACTTACTTTTGTAGCCCTAGAAGGGACTATAATCACCCTTGGAAAAGAAGTCACAGCTGCAGGTATTGCTTCAAATTATGAAACTTTGGCAGAGGTTACTATAGGTGTAAGTGGAACGGCTGATATTGATTGCCAAGCGTTAGTTGATGGAGCTATAGAGGCTCCTTCTGGTGATTGGTCGCTAGTTGATTCAACGCCAAGTGGTGTTACAATTACTGCCGCAAGTGCTGGCAATGTTGGAACCGAAGAAGAGACCGATAAGCAGCTTGTGGCTAGAATGGATGAATATTCTGGAAATGGCCTCGCTACTTATGGCACAATGAAGCAGTATTTAGAATCGATTACAGGTGTTTCAACGGTTACTCTTTCCGTAAATGAAGAGGATTATGAAGTAAGTGGAATTCCACCACATAGCTTTATGTTTACAATTACAGGATCTGCATCTGATCAAGAAATTGCTGATGCGATTTGGTTTTGCAAGCCTACTGGAATAAAATCCTATGGTAATAACTCTCAATTAATTACAGATAGCTCTGGAGAAACCCACACAATGTACTGGGCTGATGCAGAACCTCAAAAATTCTTTCTTAGAGTTACATTTACCGAATATAGCGAGGAATCTTTACCGGCTGATTATATAGATCAAATAAAAGCGGCTTGCACTGCCTATTCTGATCAGTATCAAACGGCAAATAAAGACATAATTCCAAGTCGATATTATGGAAGTGTTTACATGGTCCCTGGCATCCTAGGTGTTGAGCTTTTGATCGCACCATTTGAAACAGAAATTTGGCAATCAGAACCGATTGAAGTAAGTGCATTCTTTTACGGATCATTAACCATTGATAGAGTAGTAGTGATAAAGGTCTAGTATGTATGATGGAAATATAGATCTATGGGGTGAGATCGAAGGCGACATCCTAGAAGAATACAAAGATTCTGAAAAGTGGCAAGCTTGCCTTAGTGCAGTAATTGAAAAGCTTTCAGATGTTGATAAATCGGCTTATGATTTTGCTCTTTTGATGGATTTTAAGGATATCATTAGATCAGATAATCCACCTACAGGCGCGAGATTAGATCTTTGCTGCTCTTTTGTAAATATTGAAAGATATATTGGTGAATCCGATGAAGATTTATTTATTAGATTTTTAGATAGAACATCAAATTATACTGGTGGAACTCCTGAAAATGCTATTGAAAAAGCGTCAACTTTAAGCGGTGATTCTGATCCAATTTATTTTGATGAAGCTCCAGCGGTTTATTTTGTTTATACGCCTGGTGGGATACAGTTATCAAGATCACAAGCAAAGCGATTGGGTGCCCTTGGAACGCTGGGTTTACCTGGTGCTCAGATAGAAGATGGAAATGGTGATTATTTAGTTGATGCAAATGGAAAAAGAATTTTAGGCGTTGCTCTTGATGCGACCGCTGGAACTTAAGGAAGGATGGAATTATGGGAAGTGCAGTAACAGTTAATCAATATCCATCACCAGATGCAATTGTTGATACTGATTTAGTCTATATGCTTCAAGGAGTCGGGACAGATAGAGATAAAGCAGCGACTATTGCAGAGTTAAGGGTTGGTCTTTTGACCGCTCTTTCAATCACTACAGCAATGCTTCAAGATTTAAGCGTTACAAATGCAAAACTAGCGCAAACTGCTGTTGATACAAATGTAATGGTAGATCTTTGCGTCACTAATGATAAGATGGGTGCACAGGTGGTTACTTCTGATAAGATTGCTGATTCAGCAAAGATGCAGCTTAAGCAGAAGTCAGAAAGCACTGTAAGTTCTGGTACTAGTGCGGCACTTAGTTGGGCATCTGGCCAGCCTGTCGGTACTTTGATTAGAGTTACGGTTACTGGAAAGCTTATTACTGATGGAGCAGGTGTTGCATTAATAGAAGTAGATGATGAAACGACAACTGTCTTGGTCTATAGTAATCAATCAACAGATGCGACTGCAGATCTGGTACATTATGGATCAGCGAGTACTATTTTCAAAGTTGCAGGAAATGGGAGTATCATAGTTAAAGGTACTTTCTCAGGCGGTGGATCTGCTGGAGATATGACTGTAACTTACGAAGTTCTTCCAGACTTAGTAGAGTTATAGGATAATAAAATTTTAACAAGGATGTGAACCATGTCAGAAGAAAATACACCAAACGAAAAACTACAAAATCAACTAGTCGGTTCAAATTTCGGGGCAACTGTTGAAGGTGGCGAAACTCAACTACCTACTGAAAGACGATGTAAATTAATTGTAGTTAAAGAAGCTCCATTTACTTTTACAGCAAAAATAGCCGATAAAGGTGCTGAAATCCCAACTGAGGCAGATCAAGATATTTCTGAATCATTCGCCATTATAGATGGGAATATCCTCTATATTGATTGGCTCCCAGAGTTTGATAACATTGTCGTTACTGCTGGAAAAGCTTATTTTTGTTTTGCATAGGAAGTTATAAAAATGTATAGCACTTTTAGAAGACGAAGACATGCTTTACCTAGATACAAGCCAGCCTTTGACGATATACTACAATGGCTAGACGGCAAACAAACGGCATTGGGTTACTATGACGGGGCTACCTATAATACAGTGACTAAAAGCATTGAGATAACGTCTGATTGGAAGTGTTTTTATGATCGAGATATTACACCTACTTCGCCAGATGGGAACGAGTGCTTTGTCAGTTTTGGGAATGATTGGACTTTTTATATTACCGCAAGTGGTGACGTATTTACAGCATTAAATGGCATATCAGTTACGCAGATAGGTAGTGGTGTAATACTAAAAGAATCGAATAATATAAAATTAGGGCTTAAAATAGGCTCAATAGAATGTGTTGTAAATGGTGCATCAACTATAACAAATGTTACATTCAGTAGCTTAGTGTTTACTAAGTATACTTTAGGTAAGACGGGTTGGACTGGTGTTGCTTCGTTTACTGGTTTTGGTGGTGACTGGTCGGATTGTCAAGGTAGTTACAAAGTAGATCAAACCTACCCAGAAGTAGTTACAACCGATCCCAACGGCACATACCGTAAATACAACCAGTTACCCGACAAGAGCGGAAACGGCAATAACGGCCTATATGATAACGACCTTGACTTATATAATGTAGACCCCAACGGAGTACTAGAAACGGCTCTAGGGCTATCGGCTGGGACTCTTAATGGTTTTAAAACTAGGGAACAATACAATACTATATTCACTGACTTGTACGTGTTATTTGGGAAGTACATAGCCTATTTCCCTAAAAACGATCAATTGGTATTCCTAAGTGTAATATTCGATACCTTGTTTGATGATGATTTTAGCGAGGTGACCAAAAATTTAAAATATGTCCGCAGATATTGGGATTACGTAACTAACAATGGTATACTAGTAACATTTAACGGCGAACCAGTAACGAACGGATTAATATAATGGAATTAGCAAAGATACTAGAAGAAAATCTATTCAACCGCAAAAAAGCTGTCCATGATTGCGTAAGTGATGGGGCAGACGATATTTTAAATATGGTAGGTGGCCAATCCTACCTATTTACGTGTAACTGCCTAGGGCGTGAAGCCAAAAGCG